TCACTATCAATTCATCAGGGCAGATTATAACTGTAAACGGATCGCATCTTAAATACACAGCTGCATCTGGTTACGCACCTACTGATTTAATGATCGGTAAAGGTAGTAGTTCTGCAGCAACTGTAGATCCATTCGCTGAAAGTTCAACTCAATTATTTCCATTAGGAAGTAAATTGATTTACAACGATAGAGAGTTTAGATATGGAGAATGTGGTGGCTCAGCGATTACTGCTGGAAAACTCGTACAACACGTAACAGAAGTTGCTAACCACACTGACTGTGCTGCTACTGCAGCAGTTGCAGCTGGTGAAACAGCAATATCTATTGAAACAGCTGGAGACACAGATCTTACAGCTAATCAATATGCTGAAGGTTATCTATTTGTTAATGATGTGAATGGTGAAGGACAATGTTTAAAAGTTAAGTCTCACCCAGCTCACGATCACTCGGATGATCCAAGTGTTATTATTACTTGTTACGATGATTTAGCAACAGCGTTAACAACTAGTTCTCAATTAACTTTGATGAAGAACCCATACTCAGCGGTTGTTGTAGCTCCAACTACACATACTGGTGCTTGCGTGGGTGCAACAACAATTGACATGACAGCTGACTATTATGGTTGGTTCCAAACTCATGGACCAGCTGCACTGTTAACTGACGGCACTCTTACTCTAGTATCACCAGCAGTTCGTTCTGATGGAGTAGCAGGCGCAGTTGAAGTACTAGACTCTGATGCAGACGCAGAAGGTCAAGTAGTTGGACAAGTTATGTGTGTTAGTGCTTCAGGAGAATATTCACTTATTTGGATGAATCTATAATAAAATAAATAAAGACTTTAATTAGAGCAGGGGCTTCGGCCCCTTCTCTCTAACAGGAGGAAAAATGGCAGACGCAGTAACAAGTCAAACTTTATCAGATGGCGATCGAACCGCTGTAATGAAGTTTACAAACATCTCTGATGGTTCAGGTGAAGCATCTGTAGCAAAAGTAGATGTTTCAACTTTAACAAAACACTCTACAACAGCAGCTGATTGTGCAAGAGTTCATATTACACAAGTATGGTATGCAATTTCAGGAATGAGAATCGATTTAGAATGGAATGCTTCATCTAATGTTAAAGCATTAATTTTAGGCGCTGGAATAACTCTAGAACCTACTAATGGACATTTTGATTTTAGATCTTTTGGTGGAATTAAAAATAATGCAGGTGGTGGCATTGATGGAGATATTGATTTAACAACTTTGCATCATACCGCTAATGATGCTTACACGATTATTCTAGAATTAAGTAAATCGTACTAGGGAGGTAGCGCATGGCTAATACTACTTCCGGAACAGTAACTTTCGACAAAACATTTGCTGTAGACGAAATAATTGAAGAAGCTTACGAGCGAATTGGCTTACAATCTGTTTCGGGATATCAATTAAAAACAGCAAGACGTTCTTTAAATGTAATGTTTCAAGAATGGGGAAATAGAGGTTTGCATTACTGGGAAGTAGGCGATACCAATATTGATCTTGTTGAAGGCCAAGCCGAATACACTTTCTACAGAGCATCGGGAGATGGTACTTCTGCAACAACAGCTGGAGGAACCACAGGAACATCTACCTATGGCATTGCTGATGTTTTAGAAGCAACTTACCGAACGGGAAGAGGCACAACTTCTGAAGCAGATTCCGCTCTTACCAAAACAGACCGATCAACTTATTCTGGTCTCGCTAATAAATTATCTAAAGGAACACCCTCTAGATATTTTGTTCAACGATTAGTAGACAAAACAACAGTAACCTTATATCCAACACCCGATTCAACAGCAGCATCAAAAGACGTTCACATTTTCTTTGTTAAAAGAATTCAAGACGCTGATGCGACTTATACTGATGCAACGGATATACCTTATCGTTTTGTTCCTTGTATGGCATCAGGGTTATCATTTTATTTAGCACAGAAATTTGCACCTCAAAGAGTGCAGGAATTAAAATTATTATATGAAGATGAATTAAAAAGAGCCTTGGCAGAAGATGGATCTTCTACAAGCACTTATATAACTCCGGAGTCTTATTACACGAGTGGATAATTATGGCATTTGCAAGAGGAAAATACGCTAAAGCGATATCAGATAGAAGTGGAATGGAATTTCCTTATAATGAAATGGTTAAAGAATGGAATGGTTCTTTTGTTCATAAATCTGAATATGAAGCAAGACATCCTCAAGATCAGCCAAGAGCTTATGGTGCAGAAGGACATGGTTTAAGAAATGCAAGACCGGCAAGAACTGAAAAAACAGTTGTTGCAATACTAGGACCAAATCCTTTTGAAACTATTTCAGCAGGATCCGGCATTATAAATGTTTTTGAAAAAAGTCATGGACGATCCACAAGCGACACTGTTAGATTTAGAGGTCCAATATGGACAAGTTCAGATTCAGATGCTTATCAAAATCCAGTAGGTTTTGATGGGGTTACAGGAGCGAATATAGCAAAATCCGCTGGCTACTCGATTACCGTTGGCACGCGAGATTCAAGCGGCGATATTACAAATACCAATGACTACTACCACTTTACTGTAGATACGAATACTGCTACAGCTGGAGGAATCGCAGGAGGAGGCAATAATTGCTCGGCTGGTCCGGCAACATTGACAGCATAATGGCAGGATTTACATACGCAACACTCACAACAGCAATTCAAAATTATACAGAAGTAGGAACTTCAGTACTTTCAAGTACAATTACTGACCAGTTTATAGATAATTCAGAACTTAGAATTCAAAGAGAAATTCCAATTGATGCAGATCGAAAAGAAATGCTTGGAAACTTAACTGCTTCAAAAGACAATGTTTATGCTCCTGCTGGAACTTTATTTGTTAGAGGACTTCAAGTTTATACTTCAACAACAGCGGCAACTGGAGCAAATAGCTGGTTAGAGAAGAAAGATATTAGTTTTTTAAGAGAATATGATGCAGCTGAAACGACTACTGGTACACCAAAATATTATGCTATGTCGGGTGGAGCAGAAGGAACGGGAGCAACTTCTTCAGGAAGAATTACAATTGTTCCAACACCTTCTTCAGCTTTTATGTACAAAATTCATTACAATGCTAGACCAATAGGATTGAGTTCAGCAAATACAACAACTTATTTAAGTCTTAATTTTGGCAATGGACTTTTATATGCGTGTCTAGTGGAGGCATTTAGTTATTTAAAAGGCCCAGTGGATATGCTACAATTATATGAACAAAAGTATCAAACCGAAGTACAAAAATTCGGTGGAGAACAATTAGGTAGACGAAGACGAGACGATTATACGGATGGTGAACCTCGTATACCCGTTCAGTCTCCGGCACCGTAAGGAATTAAAATATGGCAACACTAACAGTAACAGTCAAAGAAGCAATTACACTCAACAACATCGATTATGGATCGGAAAGAGCTTTAGATATTTCCAGCGTTAATGAAGTTGTAAAAAGAGTTGTAACTGCAAGTACAACCGAATGTGGATTAATCGGATTTATATCAGCACTTAGTGGTGTGGGTGTAACCGCTAACAAAGTGGGTTATATTGCAGGAATGTTTGATGATGGTGATGTTAGATATATTAGAATTACAAATTTAGATTCATCCAATCATATTGTGTTAACGTTTAGAGATGAAGACAACACAGAATTTAAAATGAAGGTCGATGCTGGTCACTCGTTTATTTATCCAGGTGATAATAGCGGTGGCGTTGTAGATACAATGAAAGCGGCAGGATCAGCTTTAGCTTCAGGTCTTTCTGACTTAGTAGATATTACAGTTGATACAGATACAGCATCTTGTGATGTTGAAGTATTTGTAGGGAGCGCTTAATGGCATCGAGTTATACAGGTCTTGGTACAGAACTAATGACAACCGGCGAGAACGCTGGTACATGGGGATCAACTACCAATACCAATTTACAAATTATTGAACAGATGGTTGGCGGCTATATTGAAAAAGCTGTAACATCAACTCCTACTACATTATCCGTTTCTGATGGATCAACAGGCGCTGAACTTTCACATAGAATCATAAAATTTACAGGAACAATTAGCGCAGACACTGTGGTGACAGTTCCTTTGGATGTTCAACAAATGTATATTCTGATGAATGGTACATCAGGCAATTATCTAGTCACATTTAAATATGTTTCTGGATCAGGTGACACAGTTGTTTTTAAAGGTACAGATAAAGGAACAAAACTTGTTTATGCTACTGCTGATGATGGAACAAATCCAAACATGGTTGATACTGGTATTGCATCACATCAAATACATAATACTTTAACAGTTGGTATTGATGACACAGGTTATGATGTTAAATTCTTTGGGGCAACAGCAAGTGCTTATATGCTTTGGGATGAGTCAGCAGATGATTTAGTCTTAGCAGGTGCTGCAGGAATTGACCTTGCTGGTGATATTGATGTTGATGGTACAGCCAATTTAGACGCTGTTGATATTGATGGTGCTGTACAAATAGATGGTGCAACTACTGTTGGTGTTGATGGCACAGGATTAGATGTAAAATTCTTTGGTGATACTGCTGGAAGTTTCTTATTGTGGGATCAATCAGCTGATGCGTTATTATTAACTGATTCCACTCCAATACAAATTGGAGATGCTCAAGATTTAACGCTTTATCATGATGGATCAAATTCTTATATTACAAATGCAGTAGGCGCTTTAAAGATTGCAACTGAAACTTCAGGTATTGCTTTAACCATTGGACATACAACTTCAGAAACAACTATAGCTGATAATCTTACAACAACTGGTGATACATCAGTTGGTGGAACTTTAGGTGTAACAGGTGTAGCAACTTTTGCTACTCATGTTGCTTTAGGTGATAGCGATATTTTAAAATTAGGTGCTGGTACAGATTTAACTCTTTATCACGATGGTACAAATTCTTATATTACAAACGCAGTAGGTGCTTTAAAAATAGCAACTGAAACTTCAGGAATCGCATTAACAATTGGACATACAACTTCAGAAACAACCGTAGCTGACAATTTTACAACAACTGGTGATACATCAGTTGGTGGAACTTTAGGTGTAACAGGTGTAGCAACTTTTGCTACTCACGTTGCTTTAGGTGATAGTGATATTTTAAAATTAGGTGCTGGTACAGATTTAACTCTTTATCATGATGGATCTAATTCTTATATTACAAATGCACAAGGTGCTTTAAAAATTGCAACAGAAACTTCTGGAATCGCATTAACAATAGGTCATACAACTTCAGAAACAACTATTGCTGACAATCTTACAGTAACAGGAACATTAACGGGTACTTTAGCGACTGCTGCACAAGGTAGTGTAACTAGTCTTGGTACTCTTACAACCTTAACAGTTGATAATGTTATTGTTAATGGAACAACTATTGGTCATACCAGCGATACTGATCTTTTAACTTTAGGTAGTGCTAGTTTAACAGCACTAGGCACAGTAACAGTTGGTGTTGATGATACAGGGCATGATGTAAAATTTTTTGGAGCAACTTCAGGAAGCTTTGCTCTATGGGATGAATCAGCAGATGCATTATTATTAACAGATTCAACTCCATTACAAATTGGAGATGCTCAAGATTTCACTCTTTATCATGATGGATCAAATTCTTATATTACAAATTCACAAGGTGCTTTAAAAGTTGCTACTGAAACTTCAGGTATTGCAGTTACAATAGGACATTCAACTTCAGAAGTAACGGTTGCAGATAATCTTACAGTCACAGGAACATTAACTTTAGGTTCTGGTGCAGAATTAACAGAAGCAGAATTAGAATTTTTAGATGGTATTACTGCAGGTACTGCAGCAGCAAGTAAAGCGATGGTTTTAGATTCTAGTGCAGATATTACTGGTGGTAGAAATCTAACCATCTCTGGTGAATTAGACGCTGCAACAGGAGATTTTTCTGGTGATGTTGATGTAGATGGTACTTTAGAAACTGACGCAATAACTCTTGGCGGTGCATCTTTTATTAAAATTGAAGGAACAAATTTTACAGATTGTTTATTAGTTGGTCATACAACAACAGGAACTTTAAGTGGTGCTTTAAGAAATACTGGAGTTGGTATTGATGCTATGGATGCAATTACTCAAGGAGATGATAATTCTGGATTTG